TGGTTCTGCCAGTAAGGTTGATGTTCAAACTGCTCATGCCGTATTAATGGTACATAAGAGTTTGAATGACGAAAATAAAACCAAGTTTGCTGATATGGTAGCAAGGTCATCACACCATATGCAAAAAGCAGCTAACTTTGCTATTAGTAAAATGAAATGAGCTTTGTTGACCTTATTGGAAAAAACAAACTTATTGAGGCCAAAGAATTTTTATTCAATCGCCTTGATGAAATAGCTGCTGATTATTTGGCAGAAGAAAGAGAAATTATAGGTAAAAATACTTATGTTGAAGTAGAAGAACAATTAGATGAAGCTTCAACGAATGTGATTAAAATGGGTCGAGTTAAAAAGATTCGGCGCCGTATTCGTAGAAATGCACAAGGTAGAATTGTTGTTCAAAAGAATGTAAGAAAATCTGCAATAAAAGGATTTAGAATATCAGGTAACACCGTTAAAAGAATACCTGCTATTGAAAGAATACAAAAAGCAAGAAAATTAAAAAGGTACTGGAAGACAAAAGGTAAAGCAAAATTGCGTAGAACATTACTTAAAAGAAAAATGTCTATCAGACGCCGCACATCCATGGGAATAAAATAAAATGCCAATAGAAATTTCAAATTCATTAAGGTCAGTTTCGGTTGTTCGTGTTGAGGGCACTGGTACTTACTATGCTAATCTTATTTCTTTAGCAGCTAATAGTAATGAAGTTGTTAGTGCTGCTGACATCAAACGGATTAACTGGTCAACAAACGGTAACATTACTATTGTTCGCAATGGCAATGTAATTGGTACATTCCATAATGCTGGTGAATATAAAGCTGATGAATGGGGATATTCAATTGCTAACAATAGCACAGCTAATGTAGTCATTACAGTTACAACTGGCGGAACATTGTTTTTAGAATTAACTAAAACTGCTGCTTACACAACACCATTAACAGGAATGTAATATGAAGCTTATTACAGAAAGAATAGAACAAGTTCAGTATATTACTGAAGCTAGTGAAAATGGCAAAAAGAATCTGTATATTACCGGTCCTTTTTTAGTTTACGACAAACCAAATAAAAACAACCGACTTTATACCAAAGATACATTGTCTAAAGAAGTTGGTCGTTATAATGACGAGTTTGTTAGAACAAATCGTGCCTTAGGTGAATTAGGTCATCCTGATACCCCATCTATTAACTTAGAGCGTGTATCACATAAGATTGTTTCACTTGAGGACAATGGTGAGGCATTCATTGGTAAAGCGATGATTTTAGAAACACCCTACGGTCAGATTGTTAAAAACTTTATTGATTCCGGTGTTAACCTTGGAGTATCTTCTCGTGGCATGGGTTCACTCACGCAAACAAAAGAAGGTTACAACTTGGTTCAAGATGATTTCAAATTGGCAACGGCAGCTGATATCGTAGCAGATCCATCTGCTCCAGGTGCATTTGTTAATGGAATTATGGAAAACAAAGAGTGGTTATTTGTTGATGGTCGTTTCGTAGAGGCCGACATTGATTCAGCAAAAAGACAGATTAGACAAGCATCACGCAAAGACATAGAACAGGTTGCCTTAACCTTGTTTGAAAACTTTATCCGAAAACTTTAATTTTATAAATAGAAAATCATAAGGAGATTCCTAATGGCATCAAACAAATTATTTGAGGCAGCCGCAGAAATTCTTGCACAAAGCAAGAGTGCTGCACCAGCTATGCCTTCACAAAAACTAGATGGCGAAGTTATTGACTTGGGTGGACCAACACCACAAGACGGTAAGCCAACTGACGATTCTAATAAAATCGACACAACCAAGGGCGCTAAATCTGCAACTGCTCCAACAACGAAGCCATCCGCAGCTTCTGCCAAAATGGAAGAAACAGAGTCCGAAGAAGAAGTCATTGCTGAAAAATCGCATGACATGGAAGAAAAGAAAGAAATGATGAAGAAGAAAATGAAAGAGGACATTGATGCTCTTTTTGCTGATGATTCTACCATTTCAGAAGAATTCAAATCTAAAGTTTCTACAATTTTTGAAGCTCGTGTCCAAGACCGTGTAACACAAATTGAAGAAGAAACTGAAGAGCGTTATGCTGGTATGCTTGAGGAAGCAGTTGAGTCCATCAAGCAAGATTTGACAGAGAAAGTTGATGACTATCTATCTTACATTGTTGAGCAATGGATGGAAGAAAATCAAATCGCTATTGAATCTGGTCTCCGTTCCGAAATGACCGAAGATTTTATTGCCGGTTTACGCAACCTATTTGCTGAGCACTATATTGATGTGCCTGCAGAAAAAGTCGACCTCGTTGATGAGTTGGCTGGTAAAGTTGAAGAACTTGAAACCAAACTCAATGAAGAAATCGAGCGTGGAGTTAGCTTTGCTAAAGCATTAGTTGAATCCCGCAAAAAAGAAATTGCTGGTGAAGTATGTGAAGGTCTCATTGCAACTCAAGTTGAAAAAATTAAATCACTCGCAGAGAGTGTTGAATTCTCCACAGAGGACGAATACAAAGAGAAACTTGAAACCATTCGTGAGAACTATTTTCCATCTGGCATTAAAAAAGCTAGTGAATCACAACTTCAAGAAGAAGTAACTGATGGCTCAGAGAAGCAAGTCGTTTCTAACGACCCTTATGTTGCCGCAGTTGCAAACGCAATTTCTAAAACTAAAATTTAATTAAACTCTAAGGAGAAACTCAATGTATTTGTCCGAACAATTACAAAAGAAATGGGAAGGCGTTCTGGATCATCCAGATATGCCAGCTATTAAAGACCCATATCGTAAAGCAGTAACAGCCGTTGTTCTTGAAAATCAAGTTCAAGAAATGGCTAAATCTGGTAGCATCCTTCAAGAAGCTGGTTCCCCAACAAACTTTGCTGGTACAGGCGGTTTTAGTGGTAGTGCAGCTGCTGGCGGCCCTGTTGCCGGTTTTGATCCAATCTTAATCAGTTTGGTTCGCCGTTCGTTGCCTAACCTCATCGCTTATGATATTTGCGGTGTTCAACCAATGACTGGTCCTACTGGCTTAATTTTTGCTATGCGTACCAAGTATGCATCACAAGGTGGTACAGAGGCATTCTTCAACGAAGCCAACACAGGTTTCGCTGGTGCAAACGGTGGCGGCGCTCAAATCGCTCTTACTGTTCCTACTGATACTGCTGCTAACAACACATTTGCTGGTAACGCTGCTGCAATCGCTGCTATGACCACAGGTAGTGCTGAAGCTTTAGGTGATGGCGCTCAAGGTAATACATTCCAAGAAATGGCATTCTCTATTGAGAAAGTTACTGTAACTGCAAAGACTCGTGCTTTGAAGGCAGAATACTCATTAGAACTTGCTCAAGACTTGAAAGCAGTTCATGGTTTAGATGCAGAAACAGAATTAGCAAACATTCTCTCAACAGAGATTCTTGCTGAAATCAATCGTGAAGTTATCCGCACAATCTATGGTGTTGCTAAGTTAGGTGCTCAAGTGGGTACAACTACTGCTGGCACATTTAACCTCGACACAGATTCAAACGGTCGCTGGATGGTTGAGAAGATTAAAGGTTTGGCATTCCAAATCGAGCGTGAAGCTAATACAATTGCCAAGACAACTCGCCGTGGCAAAGGTAATGTTTTAATCTGCTCTTCTGACGTTGCATCTGCATTTGCAATGGCAGGTTTGTTAGATTATAACTCTGCTTTACAATCGCAAGTTAACCTCACAGTTGACGATACAGGTAACACATTTGCTGGTACAATGTTTGGTCGTATCAAGGTTTACATCGACCCATACTTCACCACAAATTCTACCAATGAGTTTGCTGTAGTTGGTTACAAAGGTACAAACGCCTATGACGCTGGTATTTTCTACTGCCCATACGTTCCGTTACAAATGGTTCGTGCAGTTGATACTGGCACCTTCCAGCCAAAGATTGGTTTCAAGACCCGTTACGGTCTCGTAGCCAACCCATTTGCAGAAGGTACAAGTCAAGGCCTTGGCGCATTAACTGTTCAATCCAATAACTACTATCGTGGTTTCCGGATTTCCAACTTGATGTAATTAAAAACTCCAACAAGAGAGTTCTTAGAGAGACCACTTCGGTGGTCTCTTTTTTTTTGGCGTATAAATAGTAGTATGACAGCAATCACAAGAAACCCAGCCAATCCAAATTATCTACACCCTAATAAGTTTCAATTAAACTTTGGTAGGGCGTCTAATGTTCAATACTTTTGCCAGTCTGTAAGTGTTCCTGGCATCTCCATGT